ATATGCGATCTATCTGCATCGGTAGTACCATCCCACCAGTGGCAAACATGTCTCCATACTCCATCGTCTACATCAGTAGTACCTGTAGTTCTATACCTCCAATTTCCAACACTTCCTCTAGACGAGTCGGCCTTCACTCTTCCTACTGTATCGTCTACAAGTAAAGACACTCCATGATTAGCACTAGCTGCTGCTCCATTATGAAATAGGTAGTCTCGTGTACTAGTCGATAGTAATAGCTCTATCGTCTTCGCTCCCTTATATCCAGTGAGTCCCATCTTTATGAGATCTCCACCATCAAACTGTTGAGATATCCCCAACGGACCACTAGTACCCAAAGCCGGACTGCTAGCATCTGCTTCTCCATGATGTACATTACTAGTAGAATCTTTATACTCGTCGGGGGTTCCGTCTCCTTGCTCCGTCAAATGCCATACTGCTTCGTAGTGCTCGTCCCAAACTGCCTGCCCAGGAGTACTGGCAACGTCTCCTACATAAGTAGTATTCTCCGCGTGTGCAGAGTCGTAATATAAATAAATTATTGTGTCGGTACTAGAAGATATAGCAGGAACTTTTACCCATAGTAATGCTTTCTCACTAGCATCGTCCCACTCTTCTATTTCTACATAGCACTGTGTCTCCCCATCAGAAGTAGTAACTGCGATCTTCTTACGATTAGCATCAGAAGTAAGCTCGTCAAATACTAGGGACACATCAATATCACTTACTCCAGAAGTAGTAGACAAATGAATTAGTAAAGGAAAGTTCTCAAGATCCTCACTTATCATCGATGAGTCTATTACTAGTTCTAATCTCTTTCCTGTAGTCCAACCACTTAACCATGCCATGATAGTTACTCTTAAACCGTTGTTGTTGTAGTAGTTGTAGTCGAAGTAGCACTAGTCAGTTGAACATAGATAGTACCGTCAGGATATCCTGTTGGAGGATCGGGAGCGGCAGAGTACCCATAGTGTACAGGTGAAGGCTCTCTAAACAATAAAAACGCCGACGTACTAGATAGAATGTATCCTATTGTTTGTGCAAACTCAAATGGACGAGTCTCTGTTATAGTCCCACTAGTAGTCTCATCAACAAATAACTTGTCTCCTGGGTTTCCTACTAGTGCCCATCCCGAAACTGTGATAGGTCCGACTCGCTGTATCCTAATCTCATCGTCTGTGTTACCCGCTTCAATCGCCATGCCTCTAGCTGGCATTTGACTAGCTATCGCTTTTGCTTTCCAGTACTTACCATCAGACTTCAAGTAGACTACATCTCCCTTTGCTACTGTCTCTCCTAAAGTCGCTAAGAGTCTGGTTTGTATGAAAGCATCGATATCCTCGATACTCCCTTTTAGAACTTGATTCCAGCCCGTGAGTGATAACTCTACTAGGTCCAGATCATACTTTTCGGTTGTCATAATCGCCCCTTAAACTGTAGTAGTCGTAGTAGTCGTGCTGACTCTAGTTACTTCCAAAGTACGGGAATGAATATTAGTATAGGTAACTCCATCCGTAACATTATAATTGTCTAGCTGAAACGTTAAGCTATCTTCTAGAGTAACATTATCAGCTAGGTTCATTGCTTTAGTATAAGTCCAGTTATGTATATCGATCTCCGTAGCTGTCCTTACTAGTGCATCTACTGAGTCTCTCACTTCAATTTCAAACTTACCTTCGTGACTAGGAGTGTAGTCAATAACAGAATCGGGATCGCTAATTCCAGCATCTAGCCCTCTTACTCGTGGGTCCCAAGTCAAGTAGATATCATGGCCATATGTTGCGTTCTTAGATACTCCACTCTTATTAAGATTCCCCGGTACATAAGGTGCTCTAGACCTGCCTACAAAAGTGTAGTTAGTAGCTATCGCCTCTGATATCTCTCCTATAAAATGATCATTATAAGGTATCATTTTAAAGTAAAGAGTAGCTCCTTTTAAAAATGCAGTACTAGACATCGTTTTAATAGCAGTGGTTCCTAGTACCCAAAAAGGAGTACTAGCCGGCCATGTCTTGCGTACACTATCAAATCTCGCTCTACTCAAACCAGATATTGCGTATCGTCCTTCGATTACTGCATCAGGAGTAATAGTTTCGAAATTTAATAGCTCGTCTCCTAGTAGTGCCATGTTACCGTTATTAAATAATTGGGTACGAGTAATAGTCTCGATGGTACTAGCATCGTCATCGAAAACAAAATCAACCTCAAATCCAATCTCCTTATCAAGAGTCAATACATCAATACTTAACTCACTTACTAGCGTCCCATACTTTCCATAGTAGGTAACATCGTCTAGGTAGGCATAACTCGTACCATCTATACTCACCCAAAGTTCGTAGCCTACCTCGGTTCCCTTCTCCCTACTAGCTAAAGGAATTATTTTTATAGACTCCTCGACTAGTGAGTAAGGTGCTTCGATAACAGCCACATAAACTAGAGGATCTAATCCATAGTCTCTCTGCGTTCCGGTAGTACTCACATTCGCAAGTGCTGCGGACTGAGTAGTATAGTCAGGCTCCTCCATAAAACTGATATTGATTTTCTCGTCTTCTAGTGATCCTTCTCCTGTTTGCATGACTCTACAGGCCATATTAGAAATGTCATGCTCAGAGTCACTTAGTCTGAAAAGGTCTCCTACTTCATACTTGAATCCTTCTCTATTTAAAGTGATCTGGCCTTCTGCAAATGGATATGCTGCTCGTCTAGCTGCTCGATCTGCTGCCCAGTTTGCATTCTCCTCACTACCAAACATCATAAGCTGTACTGACTTCGTTATAGCTCGTCCGTGTATCTCCGCTGTGCCTCTATCGTCTGCTGATACTTGCGCTCTCCTTATATTCAATGCTCCTGGGATTACTGCTTCCTGAAGACACGAGGTCGGTATGGGTCCCGTAGTTACTTGGAAGTTATCTATACGCAAGTTCGTAGCAGTCCCAAGATTATTACCAAAGCCAATGTAGAGTATTCCACCCGACTGAGTAGATAGCGCATCTATCGGTAGTGATAGTCCATCGGTGTCTCCATCGTACTCCCATTGCTCTGCTACATCATTCCAATACCAAAAGGTCACAGTCTCACGTGTAGGAGAGTCGGGATGTGCATCAGGGGAGTATGCTATCCTTAACTTACCACTAGTAATTGCTCCTGCTGATAAAGGAGTTCCTACAAGGTAGTTAGTTCTAGGCTGATACCGAAGTCCAAACGAGGGAGAGTTCTGGATTTCAATATAATTATACCAGTTGCCTCTCGTATCGTCTAATATCGCTAGTCTGATATATGGACCAGTACTTCCAGATCCTCCCGACATCTCATCGAAATTAAAACTCATCCTCGCATCAAAGGCAGTCTCCGTATCACAAAACTCCCATACCGTTCTATACCACGTATAGATGTTTGTACTAGCCGAGTCGTTCCATGTTAATTTATTCTGATCGATTACTGCCTTGTCTACATCATTGCCTCCCTTATCCATAGACTCCCATCTAGCAGTGTCCGGAGGCTGGCCCCACTCTACTCCCGAGAAGTCATCATTCTGGACAGACTCATCCTCACTACAACACGAAACTTCTCCTTCTAGTACTTTAAAATCTTCTACTCCCCCATCCCATACAGCAGTATAGCATCTGAAAATACTCTGACTAGAAAACTCGATACAGAAACTAGCGTCCCAATCATTCTCCCATATTCCGAACCACCAAGTATCTACATCTTGGTAAGCATCCATCCACTGCTCTGTTACTCTATTATAAAACATCATACCGGTATGCATTTGCTTTGCTATACTAGGATGCTCCTCTCTCCTTATCCTACATCGCAGCGGAAAGTGATCCAGACCTACAGCCATAGTGGCTGAGTTGCCCACTCCTCCAACATGTCCTACTCCTCTATTACTACTACCTGTTGCTCCTAGAACAGTGCAATCCCAGTTAGGATTTTGATTACCAGTAGTACCCCTCGGCACTACTCCTACCTTAACAGCAGTAGGTCCGTAAGATCCCTGCCCAGTAGAAGTAAATGTATCAAAGTCTATCGTGATCTCGCACTCCCAAGCAACTTGATCTTTAGGAAACCACCAATCGCTGACTATTCTAAATGCCTCTTCTCCGACTCCTTCGGAAAACTTCTCACCTTCCCACCCTAGTCTATTACCACCGGCAAGAGCAGGGATATTAGTTCCACCACTTCCTCCCGACTCCGAAGTAGGTATCCAGAAAATACTCCACTTGTCTACGTCTGGCGGGTCTCCAATAGTACCAGCAAAGTCATCGTCGGGGTTTAGTCCTAGCTCGGTTACTTCGTCTTCAATATTCATATCGTAGCGCAAATGATGTTGCACTTGCACTTCGTTTACTACTTCCGGCCATCCCTTGCGAACCAATACCATAGGCTCTAGGAACATATCTTGAGTGACTTCAGGAAGACTTAATATAGGAGTAGATGCCCTGAGAGAATGTAGATGAAACTTACCATCTATCCCGTACTTCAGTACTGCTCCCATATGAGTTACTATACTCTCTAGTAATCTCAATGCTGGTTCCTGTCTACTTAGGAGCATACTTAATCCATGATTTTCTGACTCCATCTCCACCGCATAACTAGCAAAGCTAGTCGTATTAATCCAACTAGTAGGAAAGCCCACATAGTTATGATTAGTTAATATATGGTAGATCATGTGAGCAGGATTGTAGTCATAGGTTCCTACTTCGTAAGTACTACTAAACGCATAGGAGGGACGCTTCTTTATTACAAATCGTATGCGAGGAGCACGATTGAAAGTGCCGATAAAACAATTCTTAAACATTGCATAGCAGAGTCCACGATAACTAGGATTAGAGTCGTCGCCTACATCGTCTCCTATTTTATTACTTGCCTCTTGATCGTCAGTCCCAAAATAAAAAGTCATACTCCCTAATTCTTTAAGAGTAATAGTCTTCTCCCCACCACCGACAGGGCGTGTCAACTCTCCACTCCATATTATTTCCTCGTCCCTAAGTACCGAATAGAGACTATCCACTGGACCTAGACAAAGTCCTTGTGCCCAACTTAAGTAGTACTCGTATCCAACTACTACCTTGCTGCTTTTACCTCCACCACCTTTTCCTCCACCTCCTGACTCCTGCTTTATCTCTTTAGTCTTACTAAAACCATACCAGAATATTTGACCGGAGAGGCGAGTAGTTCCTAGTACATCATATATAGGAGTGCCTTCTTCAATAGATGGTATGTCTAGTTCCTGCATTTCTGGACTACCGGGAGTAGGCATATCCGATCCGGAAGGGTCCATAACAGATCCAGCAGCTACTCCAGCCGCAGCACCCATCATTACTGCCCCTACTAGATACCACCCGGCTCCGCCTGTCATGTAGCCTACAACTGCACCAACTACTCCTAATGCTATTTGTCCGGTAGTCATAACTTAATCCTGAATGCTCGTTTCATCCGCTTATAAAAACTTCTCTCTTTATACTCTCTAGCTTGTACTCCAATTCCTGTCAAAGCTTGATGTACATTACCTTCCAAGTAGAGACCTCCATGTGCCTCGTGTAGACCGAATTGATATAAAATTAAGTCTCCATCGATAGGTTTCGTTTCGTCTACTTCCTTACAATCAAATTGCTTTCTTATACCATCTACTAGTAATTTCTCTCCATTGTGCAAGTGCCAATCATATGGATACTTCGGGATTACTATAGCTCTTCCTTTTGTTGCTCCTACTTCCTTGTATACTTCAACTATAAAGTGTATGCAATCTGCCCCTTTTCCTTTTACTCCTGTCCAGTGTTTGTAGGGCGTGTTCTTCCACTCAGCAATCTCTGATTGTAAGTACCTTAAATTCTCCTTCTCCTCGAAGAAACCTTTCAACTTCGTCCTCCCTTCTAATAGCTGCGTATGCTAGGTATGCTTTACAATCGTAGCACCACCAGTAAATTGCTCTTATGTCTCCGATCCTACAAGGAGTCATAAGTCTACGCACCCCTTCTTTTATACATATCGGACATCTCTTATTTCTTAACTTCTTTCTATAACTCATGTCCACAAAGCAGGGTTATCATAGGGGAGATACGGAAATCCAAAGTAACTATCTAGATAACCATTTAAATTGGAGAACTTATCTCGACACGAACTCATAGTCTTATCACATCCAGCATAAGCTACTACTGTATCGGTATCAGTCAAATCAGGTATGTAGTGTCGGAGTACTACCAAAGTTCCCACATGACTAGTTATCATTCTGCGATACCCACTCCACTCTAACCACCCAAAATTAAAGTACCCATCCGCGTGCAATCCAAAGTTAGTTCCTGTCAGAGTTACTAGGTCCGATCCTATAGCAGATAGAGTGACCGACTGATCGAAACTGGTCTTGGCTACTCCACACTGATTGCCATACAAAGACAATGGACATAAGCGCTGATACCGTAGTCGAGGTATCCCTTGACTCATAAATCTTTCTAGTCCTTCGCAATTCAAAGTAGCTGCTCTTCCCTTTACTTGCACAGTCGCTATAGTCCCCACAAAATATATTTGTGCTTCTAGCGTTCCCTTTTGATCTCGGTAGACTCGCATTATTCTTATCCACGTTTCGTCTAAAGGAGCGGCGGTTAGATAACTCTTTACTTCTGGCTGTAACTTATCCACATTTATTTGTAGTCTACTTACCGTCATTTGGGAGTTATGTCCTGTTCTATTTCTCCCTATGTATGCTGGCTCGTAGTCGTTGCCATCGTATGTGATAATCTCATCAGCACTAGTTACTCTATAAGTAGTCTGATCATTCCAGAAGTCGTAAATCTCCGCTGGCTTACGAGTAGTTCTAACTTCAATAGCCTCTAACTCTTCGCTTACTTCTCTCATATTATACCGTAGTAGTTGTAGTTACTACGTCTCCTCCTACAATCGTATAATTCCGATGATATCCTGACCAGTTAGTAGTAGTTGATCCTTGCTCTCTGTTAGACATTACTAGAAGATACCTCATCTTGTCGGTAGTAACTGTTCCCGTTCTAGTAGAGTACAAAGCAGTATGCTCCTCGTCTGTATAAACTTCTATAGTAAACTGATCTCCTCTCCGTTTAGCTATTATAAAATAAGGACCGATAGGAAGTACATAATTTGCAGCTATAGCCATAACGGTCGAAGTCAGTACTCCTCCTTTGTCTCTCAAGTACGTCCAAGGTCTCCCTGCGGTATAGAAAAAATCCCATCCTACTCCATCATTAGAATCTATTTGGTCTTGCAAAGTTCCGGGAGTATTGGAGACAAGAAATAATCCCCACTTCCCCTCGTACCATGTATCCTCTATATACATTTCAAAGTGTACTTCAAAATCAGAAAAGTAGTCAACTCCATAATCCTTATACATATAAGTAACTCTATCTCTTCTTAAACTATCAACGGATACCTGATAGTCACCAACAGTAAGGTCATCATTCTCATCGACTAGGATATGAAGCGGGAGATATACATAATCCCTAGTCATAGTCTCCGTATGTAGACTCTGCATTCTTGCTTTGGTAGTCGCTACCGTTGGGCGATAGTACTGCATCTCCATTTCGTCTATTTCAAATCTGGCAGGAAGTAGAAAACTTGCTAGTACATGCTGTACTGAGTCTGCGGATACATCATACCCTATCTCCTCATCTACAGTTATCTGAGTACTACTAGGCCACGCTGTTATTTCTCTATATACTTCGGTATCGTCTGGGAGTAATAAAAACAAATACTTCCCTACAGAGTTATTATTCGCCCAGTAAGTAGCGTACTCAATGTCTTCAATCGTAAGAATAGTATCGCTAGATGATATAGCTCCTGTTACTACTATGTCTCGCTGCCAAGTAGGTATCCAGAATTGACTCCACTTACCCATGCAGTAATTAAACCACCCCTTTAACTCTGCACACTCGTCTATATTAGTAGACAAGTAACTAGCTTCCAAAACAAACTCACTCTCCGGATCACGAGTATACCTTATCTGTACTCCAAGCTTCTGTAGGTATTCCGACGATCTAGTAATACTTACTCCTACATTGTCTATCCAATTAGGTCTCTTATTGAAGACTACATATTCTTTATAGAAAGGAAAACTCTGACTCCCTAACTCGTGTACTATGTCTCCATTCCATGCTTCTTTAAATACTAGGCCCGATCCACCATAGGCACTAGTTAACTTGGTAGATGGAATATTCTGCTCTACCGTCATATGAAGCATTGGATATAAAGTACTTCCAATCGGCCACGTACTACTCAAACCAGTGGAGAAGTTCAAACGAGTAGTAGTCATACTGTCTATCTCTCTTACCTCGTAAGTCTCGTAGTCTGCGAATAGTACAAATAATCCTCCTACTTCAAAATTCATTTTGTCTACATCGATTAAGTCAACATAAGTTTGACTAGCCGAAGCCTGCGCACTAAGATTGCCTTGCTCTCCCCACACTGGCACCCCAAATACACTGCCCTGATACTTGTTTACTACTCTCGTGAAGTACGCTGCCTGTGCCTCGCTCATAAAAGTAACATCGTACTTTACAGTTCTCCTCGGCCATCCATACAGGGCGGATCTCTGCTCGTGCCCATACATACTCCTAAGCACATTAGTCTCAAAGGTATATGCGATCATAAATCGACTACTCCAATCGCACTCTAGCATCATGGGAATATCTACGCTCACCGAAGTACCCTCGCTACCTTATCTTTATTTGAACTAATGACATTCAGTATCACATCCTCACCATCGGGACTACCTAGTGCAGCTAACATCTCCCGCTGATCTGTATAGTTCATAATTTTAATTTCTTGCATCTGAGGAGCGGCAGTAGTACCGGCCCCATTGCCTCCACCCTGAGTTACTTGCCCACCACCGGCAAACCTACTTCTAGGCGAGGGAGTCTTCATATATGTAGGAACGGGGAGACCTTTAAATAATTCTCTCGGAATTATCTTCCTTCTCATTGCCTCCATGATATCTTTGCCGTAGTACTTCACAGAATCCACCGGTTGCATAAACTCTTTAGCAGTCGCCCATATAGGTACGTTATCTGCTGTACGAGTAGGAGACTTCCCTTCTACTTCTCCACCTTTAGCTAGGCTCTGTGACCGAATCTGTGCTACTCGTGCAAGACCTGCGGCTACTGCTGCTGCGGCTGCGGCTGCACCTAGTACAGCACCAACATAGGGTATAGTAGATAGAGAAGTAAATGCTCCCTGTGCACCTTTGTAGGTCTCCATTATAGTCTCACGGATTGCGATTAACTTCTGTAGAGCAAATGCAGCTTTGGATAACTTCGACTGCTTGCCCGAAAACTCTATAGAAGCAGTAAGAGTATCGTCGAGGCCCTTTACTATATACCCATATCGTTCCTCTTCAATAATCTTCTGCTGCTCGGCTCTTAGCCGATCCATCTCTATAAGTCTAGCATTTGTGGCAGCTTGTATCTCTTCCTCTTTTGCTCCTAGCTCTATCAGCTTACTAATTTTAGCATCGTTCAATTCTCCTAGTCGGTCTAACTCCAACTGGTTTTTCGCCGCTGGATCGTCCTCTACTGC